CCAGGGTATATTAATGTTTCTACACTAATATCTCGTATGTAACTAAAGTATAGACTTAACTCATCTAAGGTAGGCATCCTATCAAATAGGTCCCCGCCTATAACATGAAGGTCTGCAGTTTTTTCTAGTTTACATAGTTCTGTAAATAAAAGTTTATATCTATTAGTTGCCCACTCACGTGGAACATTTTTCTGTCCTAACTTGATGTGCCAGTCGGCGCTGAACAAAATTTTCATTGGTTATTCCTTTGGTCGATAAAAAAGCCCCAATACGTTTGGGGCTTCTTTGCTTTAAAAACTTATAGTAGCTCGGCTACTTCCTCTGCAACTTCTGACGGCATGCTTGTTGTACTGTTATCCAAGATTCTAGTTTCAATGAACTCTTTCTGAATTTCTGGAGTAGGTCGAGAGATAACGTCATCAATGTTAGGTAGTTCTTTAGTGGCTTCTAGCTCTTTGGCATCTAAAGGTCTAACCTTGCACTTTAGTACTTGTAGCGTGTACTCTACATTAAAAGGTAGAGGTCCAGTCTTTTGTTTCTTAAAGGCTAAGTCCCAACCGGTCATTGGATCTGTAGGGTCACCTAAATCCTCTGCCGCTACCATTACTGATTCAAATAACTTCTTCTTTAGGTTTAACACTTTAACCTTTCCATCGTCTGGATCGATACACTGTACTGCATACGCCCATGAACATTTCATATCTGGATGGTAATGACGTACCCAATCTTTCTCAATATTAGTAAACTGTTCTTTATCTCTATCGAAACCTAAGCACTCCATCGGTACTCTCTTTCCATCTGATGTTGTTACCCAATATACATATCTAGGTAGAACGTCCCCTACCATGCGAACAACATTGTTTCCTTCTTTATAAGTGTATGCATCAACTGATGACTTCTTTGCTTTTCCTGTTACATTGCCAAATTTAATTGCCATATTTTTCTTCCTCGTAGTAAAATTTTATATTATCTTGATCATCTATCTCTAGTAGAGGATTCTCTTCTAGGTCTATCCGATCTATCTCTGTATATCTCAACGGTAAGGTTTTTACGCCTTGCCATTCATAATCTAAGTAGTTTCTAAGACTTGCTACATGTATATACATAACCATGTCCTCGAAAGATACTTGAAGCTTGTTTTTAAATATTCCTTTAGGGTTTAATAAATAACTATCTCCTGCTAAGTTGTGTCCAAAGAACCTTGATAAATACTTCTTCTTTCTTGGCATCTTAATACCATAGGTATGTATTGCCAATATACGAATCATATTTTTAGGTTTACCATTGCTTAAAGCAACTAACTTTTCCCAGTCAAAGAAAATCATTAAAATCCTCATTCAGAATATAAATATTATACAAGAATTTAACCTTCTTGTCAAGAAGTATTTTTAACTAGCTACTACTTTAATTTCGTAGCCTTGCTTAATATACACCCCCATTCTAGACTTTGCCTGCCTTGCCGCAGTATTACCTTTTAGGTGAATATCTAAAATTACGGGTTGTATCTTTCCTTCCATCTTTCTAATAACTCTACCTATTAACTGTGTCAATAAAGGCTCATTATTAATTGGAGTACCCAGAATGAGACAACTAAGCTCATTAACTGATATACCCTCACTAAAGATGCTCTGCGATCCATATAGGATATCTGCCGTTCCATCCTTAATCTTTTGTAGTTCTTCTTCCCTTTGCTCATGTGGTAGCTCTCCTGTAATACATATCGCATTATTTCCAGTCAGTTCGGTGCACTTGTTTAAGAATTGGACCCTATCACTTACTACCAAGACTTTGTGTCCTTTTGCGGCATATACAGAAGCTAGTTGAGAGATGAATTTTTGGTAATTCTCGTCGTATGCTACGGCATTAACTCTTCTAGCCCAGGGTATTTTAGCACTGTCGGGGAATCTAGTATCACACTTAACAGCCATAATCCTAGGAGGCATATAATTTTCTTTTGGAGGCTGATGTACATCAAACCCAAAATAATCATTAAATATAACGTGTTTCCCGTCCTTACGCTGTAAGGTACCACTTAGTCCTATTTTATATCTAGCACTGCACTTGTCGATGATTCCCGAAAATGTAGGTGCGCTTACGTGGTGCATTTCGTCCAAAATAATTGTTCCAAACATTTTTGAAATTTCTTTCATTTTCTTACTCAAAGTCTGTATGTTAGCTACAACAATTATCGGGTCTGTATCAAACTTTCCGCTACCTATTACACCTGGCTTAATGCCCAAACATTTTTCAATCTCATCTTCCCACTGCTTTCGTAACGCTAAAGTATGAACTACAACTAAAGTTTTCTGTGCTAACTTACAAGCAATGGCTATAGCTGTAAAAGTCTTACCCCAACTTACAAAAGCGTTGATAATTGCGTTATCTTCGACAAGGTTGTAAACTTTATCCTGGCTATCCCGAAGGTCAAATCTGAACTCGGGAAATTTTACAGGTACTAAAGTACGTTTATCAATGATTTCATAATTTTCTGGGATTAAATCCGTTCTTCCCATTGGTATCGTTACTAACTCTTCACTTATTCGCCCCATATTTTTAATTACAGTAGGGGGTTCCATCGGGTTGTATGAAGGTATAGTATACGTTAGTTCCTGATCTAACAGCTTCTGTCGTTTAGCGTCAGCGGACATATAAATCCTATTAGATAATACTGCTTTTCCACTCATACTATATTCCTAACTACTACTACTAATGACAACATTATCCACATCGTATTAAATGCCAATAAGGTTGGTAACCCTTTTCTCATTGACGCCCAAATAAGTAGTGAAGAAGTAACTAACGTTGCCACGTGTAGCTGCCATATTTCTACATGAAATACTAGACCTGGGATAATTATTAAAGCTTTAGCAAACCATGCTGCAAACTCAATTATATTATAGTCCGTCCAGTATTTCCTATCTAGCCACATTAGCATACATTTATGTATTCTGCCCCATCCTATATAGGAATATAGAGCAGTTACCATTACTGCAAAAGCCGCTAGTGTTATTACTATTTCGTTCATATTTTCCTCTTGCTATTTTTTAGCAGTTTATTAGTTACTTCATACAATAAGTAACCTCTTCCTATATTTATTAGTCCTGCGTACTCAGCTTCCAAGTTTAACTTACCATTAACTTCAAATACTGAATTGATGCCCTTTATATTAAATATAGTAGTGGTATTAGTATACCTTCTAGAAGTTATTTTCTTGTACACTAAAGGGTAGAACTTACTCTTCTGATACTTATATACCTTCCCATTATAATCTACAAAGCACAGCATTCCAGACTTCAATAAGTCCTTAAAGTTCCATATAGACTTTTTTAAGGGGTATACCTTATAGTCACTAAGTTTCTGAGCTTTTAGTCTCCTAATAGGGAAGGAATCTGACTTATCTTCTAAGTCAAGTCTGCGTATACCAGCCCTATCCTTTATAAGACCCTTAGAAATGTACTCATGGGATCTTATACCCCATACGGGCCAATGGATGCTATAAAAACTCTGAGTATTGTTTGTCGAACTTACCGAAGGCATAGTCATCTCCAATATCTAAGTCTACTCCAATTGGCTGTCCTGGTATAGAACACCCTCTGTCTTTTTGAGTAAGTTCAGCCATCTTAGTAGATACCTCGTCGATTTCCTCTTCTTTACATTCTAAAACTATAGAGTCATGAACTAAAGCGATGATCTTAGCATCTTTATTAGTATCTTTTATCCACTGATTTAACTCTATACCTGCTAAAAGATTAATGTCGGAAGCCACAGACTGAATAAGGAAATTAATACCGCTACGAACTTCGTGAGATGCAATACCCTTGTCATTACTAAATACATTAGACAAGCGACGCTTACGTCCAAGAATACTATAAATATATCCATTTGCTTCTATGTCCTCCTTTGACATCTGTAACCAATCTTTTAACCTAGGGAAAGTTCTAAAATACTTAGCGATAGTATCTTTTGCTTGTTGAATAGAAAAGGGTTTACCACTATCCTTAGTAACAGTCTCAGATACTTTAGCAGGACCTGACCCGTACATAATACCAAATGTAATAGCCTTAGCAGCCTGTCTTTGGGTAGGGGCCTTATCCTTAATCTCTGATACCTCATGCGGGAGAGCAAATACCATTTTAGCTACTGTAGAGTGTAAGTCTCCTCCACTCTTAAACACATTCTGTAGATTCTTGTCATCACTAAGAATAGCCGCTACATAAACTTCCGCAGTTGCTAAATCCTGTTGTAATATCTT